ATTGCGGATCAAGCCGCAGATCCAATTATGACAGAAATACACAAACGTATGCTGCCAACGAGTAGCGGCTTTACAAATTTTGACCTTGGAGGACTCCCCGGCGTCCAGGATGTAGCCGAAGCTGGGATCCAGTTCAGGCTGGAGGGCTATGACGGCACGATACCGATGGGTTATGTCATTAGGTATCGCCATTCACAGGGGGATCCAACCGTGCTATGATTCCTCGGCAATCCATTCCTTCCAAAACATGAAGATCACCAAAAAGACCAATCTGACCTATTGGTGGACAGGTACAATTTTTGAGCCAGGCGAAGATGGCGCCATGACTGAGTCCACAGTCAAGCTTAAGTTCAAGCGAGTTGCTCGCAACTCTGCCACCGATGAAAAGGATGTTGATATTTTGAAAAAGCTTATTGTTGACTGGGACCTTGTAACCGACGACGATGGCAAAGTCGTTCCATTTACTCAAGAAAGTTTAGCAGAAGTGCTAAAAGATCAGTTCACTGTTGCAAACTTTATTCGCATTTACTTTGATGCGTTTACTAAAGCTCGCTCGGGAAACTGATTGACTTCGTTGAGAGATATTTTTCTGGTGCAGATAGTACCAAAGAAAGCCTCAGCGAAGACGCAAAAGTTTTAGGAGTTATCCTAGAGAAATCCGAAAGCCTTCAGGATCCTGTTTTTTCAACAGCCCTGGAGGTATGGCCCGACTGTTGGGAGGCGGGCCAAATGTTTTTGCGCATGATGGAAGAACTTGACTATACTGGCATGGGTTCCTGTACCGGGATGAACAAACAAACTCTCCGGTGGTTTATGGATTTATACGGAATTGAAAATAAAGTAGAAATGCTTGAAGATATGCAGTTAATGCAAAGACATGCCTTAAAGTATATCAATAAAGTACCATGACCTCAAAACGCACAGTTCAGTTTGAGTTTCTTATTGATGCCGATGCGCGTCAAATAGATAAATTTCACGACTCACTGAAGCGCCTTCAGCAAACGGGTCCGGTCAGCGAACAGGTTTTGACCTCATTGCGCAAGGAGCTGGAGCGATTTTCTAATACAAACGCAAAGACTGAAAACAGTCTTCAGGGGCAAATTGGCGCCCTTAGGGATGCAAGCAAAAATGCAGATTTAACCGCAAAAGAGTACGGCAAGCTTAGACAAGCTGCCCGCGAACTTGGCGCGGAATTTGAGCGACTTACAGCCCTAGAGAGCGACATGCTTAAGGGGCAGGGCAGCGTTTTGGGCAGCAAAAATAGCCTGCAGGAAGAAATTGCATATTGGCAGCAAAAGTCCGCTGGTATGAAGGCGTCCGGCGCCGAATACGACCAAATCATTGGGAAGGTCCGCCAACTATCCACGGAACAAGCAAGACTCAATTCTCTAAATAGTGAAAACCTCAAGGGGCAGTCTACCGTTTTAGGTAGCGAAAATTATTACAGACAAAGAATTGCCGGTTTAAGGGAGGAGGCATCTGCTGTTGATATGACAGCAGCGGAGTATAGAAAACTTCAGCGTCAAATTCAATCCCTCGAAAAGGATCAGCAAAAAAGACAAGTTTCCCATAGGAGTGGCAAACTTAGGGAAATGGGACAGGTGGCCCAACAGGCGGCTATTGGCGGCTTTTTTGGCGGCCCTGAAGGGCTTCTTGGCTCGATGGTCGGCGCAAGCATTGGCTCCACCCTTGGCCCTGGGGGGATGCTTGCCGGGGCCCAAGCGGGCGCATCCGTGGGCCTGGCGGCTCAGCAGCTTAGGATGAGCGCCGCTGGCGTCGCCGAGCTAAGCGCTCAACTCAATCTTGCAAAAACAACGCTTGCTCAGGTTTCAGTTAATCAAGGGGACTACAACCAAAAGCTTTCATTTGCGCGTCAGGTTTCAACTGACTACACGGTTGGACTACAAGATACTATTCAAGGATACGCCAGGGTTACGGCTGCCGCCGCAGCGAATGGTTTGACTCTTGATCAAACACAAAAAATATACAAAGGCATGATCGCTTCGGGTATTGCTTTTGGTGCATCCCAAGATGACATCAAGGGTATTATTCTGGCCACAACACAAGTCCTTTCAAAAGGCAAAATTTCCGCTGAAGAAGTAAATCAGATCGCAGAGCGCGTTCCAGGTACTTTTGTCAAACTAGCTCAAGCCACTGGCAGGTCAACTGCTCAGCTTTCGTCTGATCTGCAACAAGGTACGGTAAAGATTGGCGATTTTGTTAAGTTTGCTGATTCTCAGTTCAAGGAATATGACGGCGCTGCTAAGCTCATTGGTAGCGGCCCGGAAAAAGCGGGTCAAAGGCTAGAGCTAGCACTTACTCGAATGAATGAATTGTATGGTAATTTCTTTACTCAAATAGGGGCTTGGTTTCAGGATAATGCCACAGGTGTAATCAATTGGTTAAATTCTAATAAAAGCGGCATTGAAACATTTGTTGGATTAGTAAAGTGGGCAGCAAAAGAAATAAGCTCGATACAGGTTCTAAATCCGTTTTCCGGTATTGGCGGAATCTTTAATAAAGCAGACCTTGGAGTATTCAAGCCCTCCGCCGATTCCGTTATCGGCTCAGCGCTTACTCCGTTTTTCAAAGACAGGCAAAAAGAAGGTCAATCAGTTCTTAGCGGCGGCGGTCCAACTAGGTTTGGAAATGCCCCTCCGGCGCCGATACAGAGTGATTTATTTGATGATAAGGCTCGGAAAAAAGCGGAAGCTGAGGCCAGGCGCCAGCAGGCTGCCTTTGATCGCGAGCGTGCCATGCAAGAGCAGTTGGCATCTGAGGCGAGAAAGCAACAAGAAGTTATTGCGAATAACGCAATCAAGCTTGCTGATCGTGTTTTTGAGCATCAACAAAATCTTGCAAGAAAGCAGCACGACTTAGAACTTTCATTGATTGAGGCAACAGCAAGAGCAAGGGAGGCGTCTTTGGTCGCTCCTGCAAGGGAAGGTGCTGCAATTGGCAATCGCCTGGATGCAATTATTCGGGCCGCTCGCGAAGAAATTCGCTCTAACGCAGAAGCGGTAGCCGCTGGAAAACAGGCTATTAAGTCTGCTCAAGAAACAGCAAAAATCAGAGAAAAATACATGGCAATGCCCCCGTCAGCGGTCGGGGCGCCGGTCTATTGGGACAGGTCGAGTAACAGTACGGGGGGTGGGGCGACTGGCAAAATAGTTTCAATTGGAGGAGGGCATAGCCTTGACTCCAGCGCCGCTGGCGCATTTAGAAAAATGGTCGCAGATGCGGCTAGGGAAGGCGTGACAATATCGCTAACCTCTTCCTACAGAAGCAATGCTGAGCAAGCAGTTTTATATCAACGCTATCTGAATGGCACGGGAAACCTGGCGGCGCAACCAGGTAAGTCGGGTCACAATCGCGGTACGTCCCTGGACGTAAGGTCGGGCATTTCGTGGATGCAAAGGAACGGAGCGAGATATGGGTGGGCCAACACTGGAATGTCTTTTTCGCAACCCGAGCCGTGGCACTTTGATTACAAGGGCGGCGGTCAGTCTCCATCCTCCTCCCCCACCCCCTCCTCCCCAACCCTCCCCGGCGAGCAGTCCCGTCGCACTGCCGCTGGCGTTGCTTCTGGCAGGACTCAGTATTTAACCGACAAAGGCGATATTGACCTTGCAAAGGAAAATCAAAAAAACATAGAGAAACAGCAGCAATTATTAAAAACAAAACAACCAGCAATACTTGAAAAACAACTTCAAGCCGAACTTCTTGCGTCCACCGAAGCATATAGGCAGGAAACTCAATCCATTAAAGATCAACAGCAGGAATTGAAAGATAGAAATCGCCTGCGAATGGAAGGCGTTAAGCCGGAAATAATTGACCAACAAATCAAATTAAATCAAGAGTCGTTAAGATTTAATAGAATTATTGAGCAACAAAAAGAAGAACTAAAAACTATAAACGATCCCGAGCTGCTTGCTATTCGCACAGAAGCTATAAAGATGCAAACCAACGCCTATGCTGAGCAGCTAGCAGCCCAAGAAGAGCTTAATAGATCTATCAACGACAAGAGATACACTTTTGACCTCAAGGATAGCGCAAGATCTGGTATTGATGGCTACATTGAATCTATTGGCACGCTTAACGAAGCTGTTACCAACCTTACGCAAAAGGGGTTTGGCGGCATTAGCGGCGCCCTTAAGGATTTGATGACGACTGGGTCTGCCGACTTCAGGACGTTTGCCGTTAATATGCTTACGGATACAACCGAAATTATTATTCAGCAAATGGTTGTGGCCCAGCTTGCGCAAGTCATTCGGGGTTTTCTGGGAGGGGCCGCAGGCGGCGGAGGCGGTGCTGGTATCGGTGGTCAATTCAATGTCGCCGACTGGTCAGGAGTGGCATCCTATGCTGGCGGTGGCCATACCGGAAATGCCCCTCGCAGCGGCGGCCTAGACGGCAAGGGCGGCTTTGTGGCCATGCTGCATCCACGCGAAACTGTGATCGACCACGCCGGGTACACGCCCATTTCGGGCGGTACACGGAACGGCGCTGGCGGTGGCCACACAGTCAACGTGAGCATAGATGCTACCGGGACGAGCGCTGCTGGTGATTTGGGGCGCAGCCAGCAATTTGCGTCTGCGGTTGAAAACGGTGTCATGGCTATTTTTGTGCGCGAAAAGCGGCCCGGTGGATCGCTCTATGAGCCTGGCCGATGAGACTTACTTTCCCGTCCGTAAAAGCAACCTACCCGCACACCCTGGTAGTTGAGCCTAGAATCCAAGGCATGAGCGCAAACAAGCAAACATCTATTGAGCGCGTCTACGGCTTAAAGCGAAATGCAATTACAAGGGAAATTGAGTTTAATACCAACGTAGCCGATTCGCTAATAGTCGCTAAATTTTTGCTTGCTCGCTTACGTGACAATAAATCATTTAATTATACATATCCAAACGATAGAGAAAGATCTTACAAATGTCACGAATGGAGCCGGTCCCAGCCCTATTGCAATGATGTTACGATAAAGGCTAAATTTCAAGAATTTTTTGAGGTAACTCAATGACTCTTCCCGTTTTTCCCTCTATATTGCCAGACTTCCCGGCTAGTCGGAAAATTAAAGCCCAAGCAAGCAATCAACCACTAGGGGATGGCTATACATATACGACTAGCTTTGGCCTTCATCCCATGGAAGATAGTTACAACTTTAAGTTTGACGTATTAAATAGTAATGTATCAACTATTTCTGACTTCTTGGATGCTCGATCATTTGATGGCATTCCTTTTACATTTCAAACACCCGAGGCAATTGCAGACACCGAGTTGCAGCCTTATGTCGAAGCGTGGAAATGCCGTCGCTGGACTATCTCGCCCAATGGCCCAGCTAGGTCTGTAATTGAAATCTTACTTGAGCGTCAATGGGGCTACGCTATAGGCTTGGGAGGCAGCGGCGGCGGCGGCGGGTCAGGCTTGTTTTCGGGTACGCTCGTTTTCTCTAAAATCGGATTTCACGCGGCACTTTACATACCCAATCCTGATTCCTCTTCAAACACAAGACCTTTGCAATTGCCAAAGGCTGGAACCGCGCTGACAAGTGTTAGCTACAGAAATTTTATCTACAGCCTTTTTGACGGTGTTACAGGTGCCTGTCTATGCAATAACAGCGGAATAACGGGATGGGTTCCTGTCGGGCAGACTATTGACAACGTCTTTGGAACTGGATTTTCACCAATTCCAGAGATTAACCAGCAAAGATTTGATTATAGTTTTGGAGCAGCAACCGGAGGATATGCTGGCTTTCGCTGTGATGGTCAAACCGATTATTACCGCACATGGGACGGAAACCTGTCTCTCATTTTTGGATCGTTCTACTTGCAGGGCTCTTACGACTTTTGCGGTCCAGCCAACGCTGTAGCAGCCATTAGTAGGGTCAGTGGCAGCAGTGCTGTGTACGATGGTTTGGGTCCCGTTTACGATCCCTCAATAGGCGCAGAAGGTTATTCTCAGTGCAATAACGGAAGAAATACTCTGGTCAGTGACACCTATAATATCGTTTTTGGCGCATCAGGCCGGACGGGGACGCTGCAATTTAGCGCACAATGTTTTACTTTTTCGGGTGGAATAGAATGGAACAGTGGTGGGACTATCACCATAGTCGTCAATCCGCCCTGACGGCGCCGCCAGGTCTCTGGCAGGCTCTGCCGGAATAGTTGTCACAAGGCAAATTTTGCATGGCTTTCTCGACCTACCTCGCCATAAAAATCCTTGACTGGATTGTTGGGGCAAGCGCCGTCCCAGCGGTGCCTTCGCTTCTGGCTCTTTTGCTGTTCAAGTTAAACTTTCACCATGACTATTACACCAGCGCTCAGGACGGAATTAGCGTCCTTGTCCCCGAGTTCGATAATTGAACTTTATGAGGTAGAAACATTTTTAAGCCTCCATGGTTTTGACGAAACCTATCGCTTTTCAAGCACCGTAAACGCAAACTATGACTTAGGTTCAATTAAATGGAACTCTTTTACTTACGTTCCTTATCCTATAGAAGTGGAAGGATTTTCTTATTCCGGTTCCGGCACCCTTCCAAGACCAACAGTTAGGGTAGCAAATGTAGAGGGGTATGTTACAGGAATTTTGACTCAAGTCAATAATTTTAATTATGGTAACGACTTGAGGGGTGCAAGATTTACAAGGATTCGGACCCTTACCCGTTTCATTGATCATTCCAATTTTGCCGCAAACGTAAATCCCTATGGAACTCCAGATCCTTTGTCAACAATGCCAAATGAAGTTTTTTATGTAGATCGCAAATCCTTGGAAACCAGGGATTGTGTTGAGTTTGAACTTGTACCAATTTTTGAGCTTTCTGGTGTTTATGCTCCCAAGCGCCAATGCTTGAAAAGATGTCGATGGATATACCGTGGTGACGGTTGCGGTTATTCCGGTAGCAAGTATTTTGACGAAAATGATAAGCAAGTTTCGTCGATCAATGACGACGTATGTGGACATAGACTTTCAAGTTGCACCGCAAGAAAGGATGGCTTTGCGGACAAAGAGCTTCCCTATGGCGGTTTCCCTGGAATTGGTAACTATAATTTTCAGAAATGATTTCTATTGACACAAAGCAAGCTGCATTAGCAGAGGCAATTCAAGCAAGCCCAAGGGAGTCCTGTGGATTGGTCGTATTGATAAGCGGCAAGGAGCTTTACTGGCCCTGCCGAAACATTGCAATAGATGATTCAGATTTTAACATTCATCCCCAAGACTATTGCAGTGCGGCCCGCGCTGGCAAAATAATTGCAGTTATACATTCGCACCCCAACGGGTTTCCCCTTCCGACCGATGCAGACCTGGCTTGCTGTGAAACCTCTGGGCTGCCTTGGTACATTGTTTCACCACATCTTGACGAGCCCCTCGGAAGGTGGCATGGCTTTCAGCCAAGCGGCTTTAGGGCACCATTGATGGGGCGGGAGTGGGTATGGGGTGTCCATGACTGTTGGGCTCTAGTTCGAGACTGGTACGCTGACCACGGGCTAAGTCTTAGGGACTTTGAGCGCCCGACAGATCCAAACGATTTTCTACAAAATCCATTGTTCGAGGCATTGTTTACGGAGGCAGGATTCTGCGAAGTGCCGCGGGCTACCATACTGCCAGGCGATCTCGCTTTAATGTCCTTTCGATCCAAAGGCTTAAACCATATTGGTGTTTTCGACGAAAATCTTTGTTTGCTTCATCACATACAAGGCAGGCTTTCCAGGGCCGAAATCTATGGGGAAGGGCTTCAAAGGTCAACCGGAAAGGTCATTCGTCACCTAGAATACAAGAGACTAAGGTTTTACTAATGCGAACCATTAGGCTCTACGGGCCATTAGCCGAAAGAATTGGCCAAAATAGTTTTTCTGCGGTTATTGGTAATGTTGCGGAGTCAATTAGATTTTTAATTGCAAATTTTCCAGATATTGAGTCCTTTTTGATTAAGTATAATTATACAATTTTTGCTGACAAACATAGCGTAGCGGAAGATGAAATTCATTACCCAGTTGGAAGCAGTGAAGATATTCACATAATTCCAGTTATTGCTGGCTCTGGAGCAACGGGTAGGATTATCGCTGGAGTTGCTTTAATTGCCGCCAGTTTCGCCCTTCCCGGCGCCACCCTCTTAGGCGTTAGCGTTTCTTCAACTTTATTTGGCGTTGGAGCTTCTCTTGCCCTGGGAGGCGTTGCTCAATTATTGAGCCCAAAAATTGCAACTCCAGGCAAAGAAAAAGACCCCAAACAGGTCAATAGTTATTCTATTTCTGGTGTTCAAAATACATCACGCGAAGGCATTCCCGTAAACTTAGTATATGGTGAAATAGTAACTGGAGCAATTATTATTTCGGCTGGCGTTACGACTGTAGACATTTCGAGTGAGCGATCAAAAAGCTACGGCGCTGTCCCATGGGATAAGGTTTTTGGAAAATGACTCAAATTCGTGGTTCAGGTTTTGGCGGACAAAAGAAAAAAACACAAAGGGCCGCTGTCACCGCCGACGATAACCTAAACAACACGCAAAGGGCAAGAGTTCTTTGTCTCCTTGGTGAGGGGGAGCAGGAAGGATTCCCCTCGGCCCTTAAATACGCGAGAAACTCTGATAGTTATGAAATAGCCGTATTAAAAGATATTTACCTAAACGGAACGCCAATCCTAAAGTCTTCCGCCGGGGAAAGCCCTAGTGACTCGGATTACAATTTTCAAGGAGTTAGCGTAACTCATTGCAATGGAACCGCAGGGCAAAAGTCAATGCGGGGATTTAATCAGTCAGAGTCGCAATTTTCGGTTGGATTAGTTGTCACTAAAGCAACTCCTATTACAAGAACAATTTCTGATTCAAATGTTGATGCCGTTAGAGTAACTTTAACATGGCCAGCACTTCAGCAGTATTATGATCCAAAAAATAAAATTTCTCAAAAACTTGTCAAGGCCGCTTTGGGGGGTAACGCAAAATCACCCCAAGAAGGAGACTTGTTGGGCGTTGAGGTTGCTTATCAAATTCAAGCCGCTACAGCGGGTGGACCCTTTAAGACTATTGTTGATTCAAAGGTTACTGGTAGGTCGGCGGACCCTTATTCAAGGTCGCACGAAATACTTTTAACTGGCCCCTTTCCTGTTGATATTCGTGTACTAAGAATCACAGGGGATTCAACAAGTACAAAAATTAGCGATCAAATGACTTGGAGTGATTATACTTTAATTTCATACGCCAAACTAACTTACCCCTATTCGGCTTTACTTGGAGTACAGTTTGATGCAAAATACTTTTCTTCTTGGCCGACTGTTTCAGTTAAACGTAGAGGGAACAAGGTTGCAATACCAGACAATGCTAGCGTAGATTCGACCACGGGAAGATTGATTTACTCTGGCATTTGGACCGGAAACTTTGCTGCCGCACAGTGGACGACTGATCCAGCCTGGATACTTTGGGATCTTATGGTTACGGAGCGGTACGGTTTTGGCCAGCATTGTAAAGCCAGCCTGCTTGATCGTTGGAGTTTCTATGCTGCTTCTAAGTATGCAGCAGAGCTTGTACCGGACGGTCGCAACGGAATGGAGCCGAGGTTTAGCTGTTCGGTAAACATACAGACACAATCCCAAGGCTTTGATTTAATAAATCAATTATGTAGCGTCTTTAGAGCCATGCCTTACTGGGGCACTGATTTAATGAATATCAGTCAAGACAGGCCAAGTACGCCTATTAAGGTTTTCCATAATAGCGATGTTGAGGGTGGTCAGTTTAGATATGTTGGTGCTAGCCTTCGCTCTCAGCATACTGTTGTAATTGTAAAATACTTTTCCAACGAAAAACAGGACTACGATTACGAAGTAGTTGAAGATAGCGATGGAATTAAGAAATATGGTTCAATCACTACTGATATTGATGCTTTTGCTTGCACGTCAAGGGGGCAAGCAAGGCGCCTTGGAGAATGGTTGCTTTACACGGAACAAAAAGAGTCGGAGGTTGTTAGCATTGATGCAACCCTTGCCGCTGGAGCAGAAATACGCCCAGGGCAAATAGTTTCTGTTATGGATGACCTCAAGACAGGCGTCCGCCGTGCTGGCAAAATAATTACCGGAACAACCACTTCTTTCATTGTAGATGACACAAGTCAAACAAATTTACCATCGGGGCCAAGCGCTACCGCAACAGTTGATCTAGTTGGCGGTGTAACCGAAACGCGCTCAATTGCCTCAGTGGCTGGCGGAATTATTTATCTTTCAGCAGCGCTTAGCTCGCTCCCACTCCCTGGCGGAACATGGTCAATAAGCGATAACGCGGCAAAAGCTACGACGTGGCGAGTTATTTCCGTTGGAGAATCAGATAAAGTTAAATATCAAATAACAGCCACTAGGTATAATTCCGCAAAGTATGATTATGTTGAAAGGAGTGTCCCGCTTGACGAAACTATTTACGCACCTATCGTTGTACCAGATCCCAACCCTCCTGCATCGGTTACTTCGGTGCCTACAATTAACAGCGAAAGCGGTCTTATTGACTTAAACCTTAGCTGGGCTTCCGTTCCTGGAGCAGTTGAATACGAAGTTTCTTACCGGAAAATATAATGGTATCAAACTGGATAACTGTTATATCTTATACGCCTTCCATAGTAGTAAAATCCATTTCGCCAGGCAATTACGAAGTACAAGTTGTAGCAATTGATGCTTTTGGCAGTCGATCACTTGCAACCACTACGCAAAAAACTGTTGACCGTGCTACCACCGGAGCCACGGACGGCGGCGCTATTGAGCCAGTCGTAGGAGCTGCTGTAACCGCCTCCAGCGCGTTGCTTGCAACATTGACTTGGACGCCTTCTGGGTTGGACGGGCTCTCTTTGTTGATTCGACATACGCCCGATGAATCGGGTGGGACCTGGGCCAATGCAAATCCAATAACCAATCAATCGCCATTAGGCTCTAGCGGAGAAGTTTTAGTGCCTGCATTGAATGGATGCTATCTTTTGCGATATACAAATGAGTTTGGACTTCTTTCAAGCATTACATCCGTAGTTGCCTTTAGTGCGCCACTTCTGGGAACAGCGTTAATCAATATAAATGAATCTACTGCTGGATTCCTGGGAGAAAAAGAAAATTGTGTATTTGACGCTGTGGCAGGTGGATTAACAATGGCGCGTCAATTCTGGGACGACCTTGGGCAGGCTGATAGTTTAACACTTCCAATTGATAGTTACGCCATAGAACCTGCTAGCGGTTTTTTCTTTGATAGTCTTGCTGAAAATGAAAATTTCGATGGATTAGTTGATAGCATTGATTCTTACGGTATTGATACAACTACGGCTTATTATAGATTTTTCTCTGGTTATGATACCGGAACTGTTGGAAGCTACGAATTGCGAAGGCTGATTAAGTCTTCCGTTAAGTCATTTGGGGTTTTATGGGACGAACGCACTGGTGCGCTGGATGATTGGTTTTATATTGATGACGAAAGCTCCCCTGATTCCAGCGGATGTAAAGTAGCTTTGGAGTTTTGTCAATCTACAATGCTATTAAATTCTGAAACTAAATGGAGCAATTGGGCTCCCTTAGTTAGTTGTGTTGCTTTTGCTAGATCATTTCGTTTTCGGGCAAAGATTTCCAATGATGGGGGAAACCAAAATATACTCATCAATTCGCTTGGCGTTCGCATTTCCTAGCAAATAGTATTTATATTTTACTGCATTTTGCCAGGTGAACCGACAGGCTCGCTTAACAAACTGGCCCTGGTCATGCCTAGAATTTATCAACAGATATAGCAACCATGGCACAGCACGATTACAACATTGCGAATCAGTCTGGCGCAGGATTCAGGGCTGACATCAATAGCCTACTGCCTGCGATTGCTTCGCAAAATTCTGGCTCAACTGCGCCTACTACCACTTACGCCTACATGCCATGGGCGGACACAACTGATGGGCTGCTTAAGATTCGTAACGCAGCAAATACAGACTGGATAAATGTATTTTCCCTAAGTCTTGCCAACGGAGGCTTGCTTTCACGCGCAGGGGGGACCATGACTGCCCCGCTAGTGCTTGCAAATGGAACTGCAGCGCTTCCTTCGGCTACGTTTACAGATGGTGGCGTAGATACTGGTTTTTACAGCACAGGCAATGCCGACGAGATTGCGGCTTCTACAAATGGAATCGGCCGATGGCTTATTGATGCCCTTGGTTATCAAATCGGCACGGTAAATGGGCTAGGCGCTGGCCTGTACGAAGCGCAGCAGTGGTATAGGCTTAATACCGCGCTTGCCGGTGCTAATGCAACCGGGGCACAGAGTCTTTTTGGTGTCGGTGTAACTCTTGTAGCAGGAACTGTTTATGAATTTGAAATCGTATTTGCGCTTGCAAAAACTGCTGGCACAACCTCTCATACACTTTCTTTTGGGTTTGGCGGAACCGTCACCTTGAACAACATTCAGTATCAGATTGATTACAGAAGCTTTGACACTGGAACCTTTCCATCCGCTGCACAAAGTAGTGCGTTTACAATGCTACTACAGTCAGCAACAGCAACCGTAGTATCTGGAGCGTTTGTAAGCGCAAATGCTACTCACCACGCATCGGTCAAGGGCACCATTAGCGTTAATGCCGCTGGCACCCTCATTCCTCAGTACACCCTTTCTGCCGCCCCTGGAGGCGCTTACTTTGCTCAGATTGGTTCATACATGAAAATTGCACCCATAGGTGCGGCAGGAGCCATCAGTCGTGGAACATGGAGTTAATAGCGTGCTAAAAACCGCAAGGGTAGTTATGGCAGCGCCTATTTGCACAGCTCTGTTTGGCATGGCATTCCTTGTGCGCTGTGAGCACTCTCCGTCACTGCCAGGTGGCTGGCCATCTTGTTGGATGATTGGTGGTTCAATAGCCGGAGTACCATTTATGAAAAAGATGGCCGAAAAGGCGGGCTTTACCGAGGGATACAACACTTACAATCCATTGCTCAGAAAACCAAGAGAGGAAGAAGAGCCAAGCGCGTGAGACTAATACAAGCAGCGGCTGCATTTAGGGGCGGATCACATCAAATTGCCGCATTTAATCAGCTTGAAGAATCATTGGCGCCAGAGCAAGTAAAACAATTTTTTGAGACTTTTCTTGCTGAGCCCCCAACCCCGCCAAAATGCCCTACAATGAAAGAACTGATCGAGAGGCACAATGGCACAGCTACAGGCATGGCTTGAGCCAGCAATAAAAATTATTAAAGAATTTGAGGGATTTGAGGCTAATGCTTACCCTGATCCCGGTACTGGCGGTGATCCGTGGACTATTGGCTGGGGGTTTACGCAGTTATTCGGTAAAGATGTTCGGCATGGCGATACGATAACAAGGGAGAATGCCGATAAATTGCTTCAGCAGGAAATTATTTCTTGCGCGGATACGCTAGAAGCTGCAATTCCTTATTGGGCGGAAATGAATGCAAACCAAAAAGCAGCGTTAATTAGCTTTAGTTGGAATGTAGGAATTAGTTTTTACGGGTCAAGCGGATTCAGCACGGTTAGCCGTTGCCTTAGGGATAAATTATGGTCCGGGATTCCCGCAGCATTTGCTTTGTATGTCAACCCAGGCTCTCCAGTGCAGGCGGGACTTGAGCGACGGCGTGCAGCCGAAATAGCGCTTTGGCTAAAGCCGATTACTTCTGATCAGGTTTCAAAGCTGATTTCAATTGCTGGAATGGTTGGGCCCGTAAAAACACCGTATGATTTTGGCTTTAAGCCGGGGGATAGCCATTTCATCATGGATGATAGAGCGGAACTGCTTACCGCTTGGTCGTTTGATGGTAAAAAATTATGGAGTATTCCGGCACTTGCTCGCGGTCGCGGGCGCGAAAACGAATGGAACCGAACTGGTACAGATACTCCCCCAGGGCTTTACAAATTGGGCCAGTTGTACGATGACATCGGTAAAGTCGGGCCTGCTCCCGCATACAATAAAACCTTAATGGAATATGGATGGCAATTTTATGATTTAATTGAATTAGAAAACCAAGAAGCTGGCGTTGGCAGGTTGGGCGTGGGTTTACACGGCGGCGCAACTGCGCTAGGATGGCCGGGTGCCTGGGCACCAACCCAAAGGCTTTGGCCTACGTTGGGCTGTATTCGCATCTACAATGCCAGCCTTCGCGACAAAGTAATGCCACTTTACGAAAAAGGTGTTGTTTTCGTTTCAGTTTTCCAAGAGCTTGCGGGGTAATTTTGCACCATATCGACTGCGCCGAATTGGTTGCAAAACGAGTGGCAAAGCAAAGATTGCGAAGCATGA